TTGTTGTCTCGGTGTACCCGCATTAAAGTTCGTAGGAGTCGCATGGATAAACAGCTTTTGACTCAACATGTCATAGGTCTCAAACGCCTGATCCAAATCCTTGGAACCCCAAAGAGCCAGTGAAACACGCATAATCAAATGCTGAGGGCGCTCTAGAGTCTTCCCTTTTGTATTACGAAGCAGGTATTGTAGTTTTTCTAGGGTCTTAAATCCGAAATAATCAAACAGGTAGTCACGTTCATAGTCGATTTTCGCATTAATGTGATCCCCGTATTGCCGACAGAGATCGACAAGTTCTTGAGAGACATTGCTAATAATTTCACCCGTCTTCTCTACGGTTTGTTGGGACAGTTCGAATACAACATCCGTGAACTTGTCTGATGTATTTTTATGATGATTGGAAATGGCAATGCGGGATGCCAGCGTTCCATAATCGAGATTCGTGGTCATCAGGGAAATCGAAAGCTGAGACGCCAACTCATCCAGCTCCGATGTCTTCACGCCATCATAGATTCGCAAGAGGGTTCGTTGGGCAATCAGCGTCGGATTCACCTCCAGACCTACTGCTGCAGTTTGGATGCGAGTCAACACCTTATCAAACGAGACAGGCTCTTGCTCTCCATTGCGCTTCACGACGTTCATACTAATCTGGGACATGTTTCCGGAATTGATGGTTGTTCCACACGGATTACATATCATCAATTTTTTACATTTATGCAAGTAGAGTCAAATGACAACGATCCTCATTATCATGCTGGTAGTCGCCCTTGTGTTATTAACCATGAACAAAGACAGCTTTGTAAATTACATTGCAATGTATGCCCCTGCGTCTCAGGACAAATGGTGGGAACGTGAGAATGCCGCTTCGTTCGGCTATCCCGCTTATTCTTATTGGGAGGCCTTTCAGAATCCTGCCCCACTCACGAATGACTCACCCGTAATGGATTTTCCTCCCAATGGCCCCAGTCCTGCTGAAGTTTATAATGAACATCCGTACCATTTGCTTGGAGACATGATGGCGCCTCCGAGTGATAAGGAAAAACTTGCTACGATCAATAGCCGTTCCTGTTATGCGGCTGATTTCGAACAAACCGTTAATACGCTCGGAGACTATCGCCAAACCACCAATAATTACAAGCGTAACTATCCAGACAGTTGTTCAGGATGGAACCAGGAACTAACTACCAATTTCTACAAGACACCGTAAAAAATAAGCCTTATACGGTATTATACCGGTTGACCAAACTCATCCAGCTTATGAAATTGAATCATACAGGATTCTTGTTTTACCGGTTTGCTTGCTCTTGTCGAATCCGGTACAGAAAACTCACCTCGTTTGGCTTTTTCAACATCGGCCCAGAACGCATCCATTACCGGTTGAAGTGCCATCCACCACTCTTCACTCCGTTTTACCATCTGTTCACTCCATTGATACAATCTCCATGGTGTGATCTCCACGATTTCTTCGTCCTCTTTTCTTTCGGGTGTCCAATCCAACTCTACATTCAACGGGCTGTACTCGTAATAGAACTCCTGATTCCCTTTCGGCTCCGCATAACGGATAAGCGCGATGAAACCACTATATACACTAGGACCTTCTTTGATGGCTAATTGATTATACTTTGATGAGAATACAGCTTCTACATAATCGCATATGGAAAGTCCCGTTACATGAAGCTGCATTTGCATCTGCGCATAATAATCTTTGGGAACCGTTCCATCGATTTCACGTGTCACGGGGCACTTGATTTCAATGAGCCGGCCATTCCGCTGATTCAACGGACAATGATATACCAATCCATCGGGTGACGCCATACATCTCGGATCCGTCTGATGACTCATTCGTCCCAACTCCTTGATGATGGTTCCATATTTCGCCTCATAGATTTGTTTCACCACCGGCTCAAATCGAATGCCCCAATCAAATGCCGACATGTAATCGGAAAGAACGGCGAGCGGTTGATTGCGATCCGGATACGGAACGGTTTTTGATAAGACAAGCTTCGCACGTTCACGGGGCGACGCAAAGAGTTTCCCCAGTTCACTGGCGGAAAGAATGGTTGCCATTTGCTGATACCATTCTGTCGTTCTCTGTTCCAGTTGTTTTCGATTCAATAGTTCATCGAGATACGTGATGGGTACCACCGATGTGGTGGATTGTTTTCGATTCCATTCGATTTTCTTTTTATATTGTTCTTCATACATATCGATAATTTTATCCATATAGTCTTGTTCCGCATTACTAAAATCAAACGACTCCACGATGGTTTCTGCCGCATCTCGCCATTGTTCCAGTTGTACTTCATCTTGAGGATCAGATAGCCAATTTTCAAATAAACCTATCAAATCCTTTACCTTTTCCTGGAATTGCATTGATGATGCTCTATTCATACAGAAGATGTTTCCTCAATTTTTGTCGCTGATGGAGTCGACACAGACGGAGAATCATCTTTACTTTTCTTCTTTCTCGTTCCTTCCGTCTTTTGCTTTAATATCCACTTGAGCACCCCTTCCTGATTTCGCTTAATTTCCAGACCTTTAATTGTTGTGACACGTTGGGTATCTTGATTATAGTTAACCACTTTAATCGTATTTAACAACCGGTTATCAAGTGCCTTCTGAAGATAAACAAACAGCGATTTCTTCTCTTCGTCTGTAATACTAAACTCTGGTGTAATCTCTTCAATAAAGATTCGAAGACGATTTAGACGTAGTCCACGTTCAATTCGATGCCATGGGCGTTTATACGCCTCTTCTACTCCATTGTCGAGTAAGTTTTTAAAACGGTCTCCACCCTGTGGAATGTCCTCTACCACAATATGCTTATGGGTTTTATGACGATCCATCCTCTACTCTATTAGACGCGTCCCGCGTTTAGATGACCTCCATGTGTATCATATCGAGTACTTCTTGAATTGTATGCTGTCCCAACGTTTCTTTTGATGGAATCGGTAGCCATCCACGATAGGATTTTGGTTCTCCTGTTAGGTAAATTGTCCTCCAACAAAACGTCTCGGTATCACCTTGCTCTAACTCGTTCCATTGATAAAAATCATTCAGATTTGTCTTTTCTGGATCCACTGGGCATAGGTACAGATTGTCGTGTTTGATCGGCGAACCCTGTAGATAAATTCCATTTGGATGAAGAATATCTTCTTCCAATTGTAATGAGTCGTCCTCTTTCCATGACAAGATTCCCCCGATCGTAAGAAGTTGAAATACAGTAATCTGCATGGTTCCGATTTGTTTTACCTTGTGAATAAATGGGACAATAATCATCTTTATGATAGGTAGTATATCAGTACTTTAAATGGCACAACCCGTTTATCCTGATTCACGTACTCAATCGGCCGTTCAGGCGTTTCCTCTTCCTCAATTCATCGGGCGAACACGCCGAGAATATGATACGAAGGATAGCATCAATGCGCGACAGTTTGAACATTGGCAAACGGATGGGAAATTCATGGACAATGGTCGTCCGGATATGAATCGCCAGGCACCCTTTTACGATATGATGCCGAATGTGAGTCGCGCAAGTGATCGAAGTTTTCGTTCCCAGCCTCGATACGATGTTGAAGGAGAACGTGGAGGCCAGAATTCATTTTTTGATAAATACGATACCTCATCGGATTCTCGTAATATGACTCGTGAGTTGAGAGCCAGTGTGTATGAAGACAAAAACACGGGCTATACCAAAGAGTCCAATAAACTGTTGGAACGTAATTTTGATAGTCGGTGGTTAGACACGACTGTGATGAAACAACAAGCTGCCGCGGCAGAAGAGTTGCGGCCGAAGATGGATGATATTCGGTTGTTTTATTTGAACAAACCAGTGGGGACACAAGCGAATGCTCCGCTAACACACCCCTCTACCAAAATAGGGACACAAGCACACTCCGTAAACCCACACCCCTCTACCAAATAGCGACACACGCGAATGCTCCGCTAACACACCAAATACTGGGGATATACCATGATTTTGGGCGCTTTTTCTTAAAAAGCGCTTATGAGAAATCCAACTCAATCGGTGTAGTATAGACCTGTAGTTTATTCAACGAAGATGGCGATTGCTTCGTACGACGACGTGTGGTTCTCGCGCCGGTTGACTTTACAGGGTTTGCGAAGCTTGTATCCGTCAACGAATCCGTGGACAGTTCCGATGAAGTCGAAGATGCGGTGGATGCGAGAGTTTTGTTTCGCTTTTGGATTTGAATCGTCTCCTTCAAATATGCATTGTAACCCGTTCGGATCTCTTCCTCATGTGCTTCCATGTATTCCAGAATATTCGACTCCAGTGCCCAACGGAAAAAGTTCAGCTTTCCAATCGTCGTCATGAATGGCTCATGTTTGGGAATGGTGAACATAATGCGCTCCCTGCGACAATTTGGATCAAAATACTGTTTAGAATAGGCTTTTAGCTGACCCTTATAACTAAGATAGACCAAAAATTCTTGACCATTGAGTGGGTAGCGAACAAAGCTCTTTCGGCTGTATTTTGTGACAAACCAATCAATAATACGAAGACTCAGCGGCGCTTCGCCATTGAGATACGTCAGAACTTTATCGATTTCCGGTTGGCTGGCATAGAATCGCTGGAGACTCGCAATGACCAATTCAGGTTTACATTCGATTTTACGCTTTCGGGTTTGAGGATCGGCAGTATAGCTGTCCATGTCTGTTTTGTACATCGTTTATGATTCTTAGGTCCCTATTGCGTGGCTTGTGTGTGGAATCCTATTTTAAAACCCCATTCAGAATAGAATGGCGGATCAACCACCAGCTGGATATAATCCCAGTTCGATGCTTCCCTCTGCGGGAGGAACGATTCATGCCATGCGTGGAGGTGGAGAAGGAGGAGCTCCTAACGGATATAACTCTACTCCTCTTACTCCTTCTACTGCTCAGAGTCAACATGTGCCGATTACGCCCTATACAGGTGGAGGTCCCAACGAAAATCTGGCTAAACAAATTGCGGTAGGAGCAGTATCGGTAAAAGAAACGGCAAATGCTTCACAAGCAACGCAAGCAACGCAAGCAACACAAGCAACGCAAGCAACGCGAGCAAATCTGACCAGCCAAATTGCGGTAGGAGCAGTATCGGTGAAAGAATTGGAAAATACTCATCATCCGACTGTACCTGCGACAAACGCGGCAGCACCTGTGACAACAAACATAGTAGCACCTGTTACAAACGCGGCAACAAATATAGCCGCACCTGTTACAAACGTGGCACCATCTACGACAGCACCTTCGACAACATCGGAGGCAGCATCTACGACAGTACCTTCGACAACATCTGAGGCGGCATCTACGACAGCATCTACGACAGCATCTACGATAGAACCTGTAAAAAACGCCGTTAACAATACAGTACCCCCTCGCAATGCTCCCACCGAAAATATCCCTAAAAAGCAAATCTCTCTCAACGGTCATAAATTAACCATCGGACCTCCTTGGGATTTGAGTGAAGGTTCCAAAGAAACAGAAGCTCTTGCCTGGTTTGGTGTAGATAAAACAACCGACGTGAAATTAAAAGAAGATGTTCTTCAGGCACTCTATGATGGCGTTTGTGATACGGATAAGCCTTTGATTATGGTACTAGAATGCGAACCACTTCGTCGCCTCATACAAAGTTTGGCAGAAAAACTATTGGGACAACTTACTAAACCCGTTATAAAAAAGCCTGCCAATGCGCTAAAGAATGCGATGAGCACTGAAAAACAGTCGGTTACCCTCATGACATTCAATATCTTCCAGAATTTGTGTCAAGCAAAGAAAGCAAAAGACTACATTGATGCCAGTAAGGCTGATATTGTATGTACACAGGAAGATGACAAAACGGATCTGGCCAATTACAATGGGATCAAGGCATGTGGTTCAGGTTCGGAAACGGAGCGTGTCTATCTTGCCAATGGTCTTTCTGGATCCAAGGCGGAGTGTGTTATTGTTCCTGGAATAAATGGAACACCCGAACGAAGTGCGGTGCTCTTTACGTTTCAGGGCGTATCCATTGCCAATCTCCATATGGAAGGCGGCCGATTCAGCGATGAACGATTATTTCAAGACACTGAAGCCCTGCAGAAGAAAAAGATGGAACTGTTGGAAGAGGTTCTCAAGAAAAATCCAGATATCATTCTTGGTGATTTTAACAGCATCTATCATTCGGATGATACCAAACGGCTCGCATTTCTACAGAAACAATATGAATACTTTTCTACAAAAGGACATGCCAGTGACGCAGATAAAGCAATTATTGCTACGTGGAACAATGCTCCTTATGAACTTCTAGTACGTAACGGGTATGTCTATGCGACTCCCTCTAATCAAAATGCGATCACCAATGGACGTGGACAAACGATCGTCGATTCGATCTGGTACAAACAAGATCAAGATCGGTTTGAATTGAAAGATATCTCTATTTTGGAAATCATGGATCAAAAAGATGATTATGCTGATCCATCCAAATGTGCTTATTCGGATCACAATCCGATCCAAACCACGATCGTCTTCAAAAAGACTGCTGCACAAATGACCTCCAATGCGGATGAAGCCGCACGAGTTGCCGCCATTGCGGCAGATCAAGCCGCTGCACAGGGTTCACGCGCATTAGAGGCATTGACAGATTCGCCTGTAGCCACTGCTACAGATGCCGCAAAACACCCCACCCAAGTCGATACAGACGAAGAGATCGCTCGTAAATCATTGATTGCTACAGCCGCCACTACAGCAGCTACAGCCGCCACTACAGCAGCTACAGCCGCTACAGCAGCTACAGAGCCAGCGACAGAGGTAGTGAACCTACCTACCCAAGCTGATACAGAAGAGGAGATCGCTCGTAAATTATTGATTGATGCAGCAGCTCTAGCAGCAGCTACAGCAGCGAATCAACCCATCCAAGACGCAGCAGCCGCCGCTACAGAGGTAGTGAATCAACCCAACCAAGACGCTACAACATCAAACGAGAATTGGGCTAAATTCCCTAATGCGCCAGCGGATACCAGCGCAAGTACTTCCTTCCCTAAAAATGGAAAGAATGGACAAGGAAGTTGGAATTTTAATACAACACCTGATAGCGAACGTCTACCCTCGAATGCGAATGAATTACGTGATGGTCCATACGATACTACGCAACCTAAACCCGTTATTGCTCCCAAACAGGACGCTATACAGGACCCTGAATCGTCTACAAAGTTATTTGATTCTGAACGTTCCAATACATGGGACAATGGAAAAGTAAAAGAGAGTGATCCAAACGATCTTCTTACAATTGGAACCGCCTACTTATCCTATCTCGATGCGAAAAAGGATGAGAAAGAAGATGTGAAAGAGGAAGCCGTGCCCCAATACGTCAATGAAGAAGAATTACATAATGGAGATTATTCTAGCGGGATCAAGACTGTGACACCTGGTACACCTGGTGTTCCACTCGCCCATAACAATGAAGAGGAGTTACTCGATTCTGAAAATTCTTCTACATACGACAATGGAAAAGTAAAAGAGAGTGATCCCAAAG